AGCTGGACTTGTGGGGGACATGGCTAAGAAGGTGCTGCAGATCGATTTGATGCCATGGCAAATACATGCTCTTGAAGGGATGCTGGCGGTTGACGCTGATCAGAAGTTTGTGCATCGCTCAAGCCTTGTGTCGGTTGCGCGTCAGAACGGTAAGACCACGATCATCCAGGCGCTGATCTTGTTTTGGCTTGTGGAGATGCCAAAGATACGTGGCACTAAACAAACCGTCGTATCTGGCGCGCACAGACTTGATCTTGCGTGCTTGCTCTTTGATGATCTTGCCCCAATCCTTGAGGAGTATTACGGCGCCAAGATCGTCAAGTCTTACGGCCGTTATCAGGCCACCATGCCAGACGGCAGCAAGTGGTGGGTCAAAGCATTGAAGCCAAACCAAGGTCACGGTATGAGCATTGACTTGGTGATCGTGGACGAACTCTTTGACGTCAACCCTGACTCTGTAGAAGGCGGTCTGTTGCCGGCACAGCGCGCACGCAAAAACCCTCTCGCGTGCTTTTTCTCTACTGCTGGCACGGAAGAATCTGTGTTGTTTCAGCGTTGGCGTGAGGCAGGCATTCGAGCAATTGACAAGGGCGAACCGTCCACGATGTACATGGCGGAATGGTCACCTGACCCGAGCCTTGACCCTTTGCATCCTGCGTCATGGGCGTGGGGTAACCCCGCGCTCGGTCACACATTGGACATGGACACCATCCGACAAGAATCCACCAACCCCGATCGCGCATCGTTCCTGCGCGCCAGCCTCAACCTTTGGGTGAGTGTTGTGCGCGGATGGATTGAGCCAGGGCGTTGGCCGTCCCTTGAGTACACAGGGGACATCCCTAGCGGTGGCGTGGTAGCCATTGAATCGTCGCTGGACGACTCCCGATACAGCGCGACCAGATGCGTCAACCTGTCAGACGGCCGTGTGCTTGTCACCGTGGCGTTCATCGCCGAGTCAATCACAGAGCTGTGGGAAAACGTGCAAGAACTTGCCAAAGACCCCACGATTAGGTTTGCCCTGTCGCCGACCGTGGACGCAACTTGCCCACCAAACATTGAGCGCCGCCGAGTAGTGGTCGGCTATGCGGAACTTGGACGCTTTACACCGCTCGCCAAAAACATGATCGCTGAAGCGCGACTGTTACACACAGGAGAAAAACTGTTGGCCGAACACGTACAGCGCGCCGTTGCTGTTCGCACAGACAACACGATCGTGCTCTCAAGTAAGCGTTCGCCTGGGCCAATTGAATTGGCGCGAACAATGGTCTGGGGAATTGGCATGTGCGCGCGACCAGCCCACACAGGTAAACCCATGCTTGTGGCCGTTAACCACTAACATTCTCGTCGGCGACCGCACGTTCTTGCCTTTTGTCGGAATCGGATAAGTCTCGTGCGGTTGCCACTTATATGGCAAAGTAGGACTATGGGATTATTTGATCGCAAGATAAGCAAGGCAGCAATTAGCCCTGCGCCAGTAAAAGCGGCTGCAGCTGGTGGCTTTGCGCCTGGTTACTCGTCGTCCAATGTTGGCGTAAACATGATCGGCCAGTACTACACCTACCGCGAAGGTGAAGCGCGTAACGCGGCGATCAGCGTCCCAACAATTAACCGTGCGCGCGACTTGATGGCATCGGTCATTGGCTCAATGCCATTGCGTATGTATAACGAAGTTTGGGATAACACCGAAGAAGAAATGTCGAAGGTTTACATTGAACCGCGTTCTTGGATTCGCCGACCAGACCCAAACGTGTCGTTTCAATTTCTTATGTCTTGGACTCTTGATGATCTCATGATGTTCGGTCGGGCTTTCTGGTACATCACGGAGAGATATGCTTCGGGCTATCCAGCGGCGTTTACTCGACTGCCAGCAGGCTCAATCACAACGACCGATATGGCTGGCCCTGTGTGGTTTGCACCGTCCAAACAAGTGTATTTCCAAGGTGGAGAAATTGACCCAGCAAACCTTGTGCAATTCTTGTCGCCATCACAAGGCCTGATCTACTCGGCACCAGGAGCAATTGAAACTGCGCTCAAACTTGAAGCAGCGCGCAACCGCAACGCATCGTCAAGCATCCCTGCCGGCGTACTCAAGCAGACTGGTGGCGAGCCACTTAGCGCGCAAGAACTTGCTGATCTTGCTAGTGCGTTCAACTCGGCTCGCGCAACCAATCAGACCGCCGCGCTGAACGAATACTTGTCTTACACCGAAACCAATTCAACGCCTGACAAAATGCTTTTGATTGAAGCGTCGCAATACCAAAGTCTTGAATGCTCCAGGCTCGCAAATGTGCCCCCTTACCTTGTCGGCGTCGCTACTGGCGCGTACTCATACCAGTCATCGCAACAAGCGCGCGCAGACCTGTACCTGTTCGGTGTGAAACTTTATGCAGACGCAATCGCTGGAGCATTGTCAATGGACAACGTGCTACCGCGCGGAACATACGTTGAGTTTGACGCACATGAATATTTAGAAGAAAACTTTATGGCCGACAGCATGAGTGACCGAGAAACAGTTGTAGAAGAAAACACACAAGAGGAGATCGCATCATGATCAAACTAATCGCAGGAGATTTCACGCTAGACGCCGCTAAAGGCGACGCACCACGACGCACCATCAGCGGAACCGCCGTTCCCTACAACGTGCCGGCAACGGTTTCGGATGGCACAGCTGTGATCTTCCGTCCAGGCTCATTGCCAGTCGAAGGCAAAGCACCACGCTTGTTTATGTACCACGACGCAAGCATGCCAGTTGGTGTTGTGACTGAGCGCGTGGACACCGAGCAGGGAATGATGTTTAGCGCCAAGATCAGCGCAACCAGCCTTGGAAATGACGCTTTGGTTATGGCCTCAGACGGCACAATTGACCAAGTATCTGTGGGCGTAAACCCAACCAAGTTTTCCTACGACGAAGCAGGAACAATGATCATCGAGTCAGCCGATTGGATGGAACTTTCCCTTGTTCCGATCGGCGCGTTTGGCGATGGCGCAAACATCGTGAGCGTTGCTGCGAGTATCCACCAAGAGCCCGAAGAAGTAGTGTTAAATGAAGAAGTAGTCCCAGAACAGGAGATAGAACCCATGTCAGAAGTAACCGTTCCAGCAGTTGAGGCAACAATCCCAACCGCACCAATTTTTGCACAGGCTAAAAAAGAATTCGTTTTGCCATCCGCTGGCGAGTTCATGGCCGCTTACCACATCGGTGGCGACACGTTCAAGAACATGAACGCTGCAGTTGCAGATTACTCAGCATCAAAGAAGACCGCGTTGCAAGCAGCTGCGGGAGACGTGCTTACGACTGATACACCTGGTCTTTTGCCAGTTCCAGTTCTCGGGCCATTGGTTCAGGACTTGAACTTCTTGCGTCCAGTAGTCGAGGCAGTTGGCGCTCGCGCTTACCCAGACAGCGGACAGTCAAAGACGTTCATTCGTCCAACCATTACCACGCACACAGATGTTGGAACACAGTCAACTGAATTGTCAGCTGTAACCGCACAGACGATGGTGATCGCATCTAACTCAGTAACCAAAACCACACTTGCTGGACAAGTCACTTTGTCAGTACAGGACATTGACTTCACTTCACCTGCAGCAATGCAGTTGATCTTGAATGACCTCATGGGCGAATACATGATCTCGTCGGACAACGTTGCAGCAGACAACTTGCTTACCGCAGCATCTTCATCTGGTGTTTGGGACTTGACTGTTGCTGACTTGCTCAAGTCAGTTTACGACTCAGCAGTAGCCATCTCAAATGGTCGCAACTGGACACCAACCCACATGTTCGTAAGCCCAGACGTTTGGGGTCAACTCGGACAACTCGCCGACACAACTGGCCGTCCAGTATTCCCATTTATCGGCGCTGGCCTCACCGGTCAGAACGCACTTGGTGGCGGAAACGCAACATCATGGAACGGCAACCCACTCGGTCTTCAATTGGTAGTTGACAGCAACTTCGCTGCAAAAACCATGGTCATCACCCGTGTTGGTCAAGGCCAAGGCGATGCTTACGAGTTCTACGAATCAATCCGTGGCCTCATGTCGTTAGAAAACCCTTCAACCTTGGGTCGCAACATGTCATTCCACGGCTACGTATCAACGTTCGCAGCAATCCCAGGAATGATTCGCAAGATCACCCAGGCTTAGTCGAGAGCGGAGCAACCGCTCATGGCTACATACACAGTTACTAACAAGTACCTGATTGACAACTTTGCCGTACTGCAACTCCTGACCCCATCGGAGATTGCAGTCGGCAGTTCAATCACGGTCGCTGGAGTTGACGCAACATTTAACGGCACTTACTCGGTTCGCGCATTGCCACAGTATTTGTTCCTTGGCATCGACACGCAGGGCGATCTGCTGTACGACTATCAAGTGCCGATCGCTGATCAGGTGCTTTACGCCAAGACCGCAAGCGATGTCGAGCGTTCTGCAGCGTCTGGAACTGTTGCCAACGACCCTGTGTGCACGTGGGTGACGGCCGCGCAGGTCATGACCTATTTGGGCATCACGATCACCAACCCGTCAGATGATTACACGTTGCTCACTCAATCGGTGTCGGCTGGCAACCAGTTCTGTTATCGCAGGCGTCAGGAATCGGGCTATATCGACTCCCTAACGACCTCACCAGGCGGTGACGCAACATTGGGCACCCTGATGTATTGCGCCGCTCTATGGCGCTCCAGAGGGTCAATAGAGGCAACGTACGCCACGTTTGACGGCATGGGTTCAGCACCACAGCAAAGCCTTACCCCGATCGTCAAGCAGCTGCTTGGCATCCCACGTCCAGCGGTTGCCTAATGGCTTACACCGACCTTTTTAACGAAGCGATTGATGACGTCACCGCGACGCTTACCGCTGTATCTGGTCTGCGTGTTGTAAACGACCCAACCAAACTTGCGCCTAATTGTGTGTACCTTGACGCGCCAAACTTCACAACGTTTGCTGGCAACGGCAACATTGTGCGCCTTGAGTTTCCAATCAAGGTTATTGGTTCTGGGCCTGCAGGTCTGCCGGTGCTCCGATCAATCTTGAGCATCGTTGCAACCGTGCTTGGCTCGTCAATCATTGTGATGGCTGGGCGTCCGTCAAGCCTTGAGATCGGTGGCGCGCTGTACCCGTGCTACGACCTTAATTGCGCAATTGAAGCCCAGACTAGATAATCCACAACTACCGAATACAAATCATCTACTATCAGATCAGAACTTAAGGAGCAAACATGCCAGCATCAACTTACCTATCAAATCCAAAAGTCCAAGTCGGAGCCGCTATTGGCACACTCGCCGACATTAGCGATGACACAGTTGCAGCGACACTCACAGTTACAGCAGAAGCCTTGGAAGACACCGCATTTGGCCAGACATCACGCACCATGACCTCTGGGTTGTTCAGCAACTCACTTACGCTTACCGTGTTTGCGTCATATGCAGCAAGTCAGTCTTACGCGATCTTGGCACCATTGCTGGGCACAAAATGCGTTGTAAAAGTAAATCCAACGACCGCAGCTGACGGAAGCACCAACCCTGGCTTTATTTTGACAGACACCTTCCTGTCCTCAATCCCTGTAATCAATGCGTCTTTGGGCGAGTTGTCACAATGGGATATTGAATTTCAGGGTGGCACATACAGCATTGACGTCACACCGTAACTAACGGCTCCAAGCCGACATAGGAGAACAATGAAAATCAAGTTGCAGTTAAAGCGCACGGCCGACAGCGCACCCGAGTATTACTACACAAACCTATTTGTAGTTACTGAATGGGAACGACTTGAACGTCGCAACATTCAGCAACTATCAGCAAACCCGTTGTACTCGGATTATGCCTGTTGGATGCACACAATTCTCAAAATCAAAGGCGAGCAGGTTGGTGACAACTGGCGCGAATGGCTTAGCAAAAACCCTGACATCGACATTCTGCCGGTACTGGATGAGACTGACCCAAACCCTACGGACGCGGCACCTACCGCCGCCAACTAGCAGAAGTATTGGTCGCGGTCGGTTGGTGGCCTAGCGACATTGCGTTTGACTCACGGGACTTGACAACGGTCATTAAAGTGCTTAACGAGGCAAACAAAAAACGGAGATAACGTGGCAGAAGTATCGGCAAAGATTGAGGTCGTAGGGCTCAAAGAAGCCTTGAAGACCCTCAACAAGATTGACAAATCTTTGCGTCGCGAAATCACCAAGGATTACAAGAAGATCGTCCAGCCTGTTATTGACGACGCCAACAAACTTGTGCCTTCGAATGTTCCGCTATCTGGTATGGCGCGCAATTGGTCAACTAGGTCAGGGTTCAAAATGTTGCCGTGGATACCAGGCATGAAACAGAAAATCGCTGCCAAGATCAACACCCGAAACATCAAGGAATACGGTGGAAACAAGTCGAATGTCGGCACGTTTCTCATTCAATGGCAGGGCGCTACTGGCACCATGTTTGACACGTCAATGGAAGGGCCACTAGGTCGCGCGTTGACTTCCCGTTATGGCAGTCGTTCGCGAGTAATGTGGAAGGCGTACGAGCAACGCCAGAACGATGTCATGTCCGAGATGGAGCAGTTGGTTAAGCGCGTCATGGAAGAAGCGAACAGAGAGACCGCGTAATGGCAATCAATATCCCGATCATCAGCGAGTTTGACGGCACAGGGGTAAAGAAGGCTGTCAAACAATTCCAACAACTTGAGACCGTCGGCGAAAAGGCACAGTTTGCAATTAAGAAGGCAGCGATTCCTGCAGCTGCCGCGCTTGGCGGTTTGGCTATTGCCCTTGGCGACGCAACTAAAGCAGCGATGGAAGATCAGCAAGAGCAGGCGGCATTAGCGCTTACTTTGCAGAATGTGACTGGCGCTGGCGCTGCACAAACTGCGCAGGTTGAGAAGCAGATCAGCGCGATGAGTCGAGCGTCTGGCGTTGCCGATACCGAATATCGCAAAGCGTTAGAAGCACTTGTGCGCGGTACAAAAGATGTCGGCATTGCCATGAACGACATGAACCTTGTCATGGACATCAGCACGGCCACCGGCATGGATTCTGCCAGCGTCGCTGACGCGCTTGCCAAGGCATACCAGGGCAACTTTAAGGCGCTCCGATCATTGAGCCCAGAGATGTCAACCATGATTAAAGAAGGCGCAAGCCTAAACGAAGTCATGGACGTGCTTGGTGGAACCTTTGGCGGTGCTACAGCAACCAGCGCCGAGACCGCTGCAGGCAAAATGAAGATTCTCAAAAACTCAATAGGCGAAACCAAAGAGTCAATCGGTGCAGCGCTATTGCCCGTGCTTGAAGCCGTCCTGCCTGTACTCAACAAGTTTGCTGCATGGGCTCAAGATAACCCTCAAGCATTCTTGGCTATCGCTGGCGCTATCGGACTTGTCGCCGCTGCAATCGTGGCCACAAACATTGCCATGGCACTCAACCCGTTTGCCCTGATCGCTGCAGGTGTCGCGCTACTGGTCGCCGCGCTAGTTGTCGCGTACAACAAGTTTGAATGGTTTAAGACAGGCGTTGACGCAATTATCAACGGCATTCTTGGCGCATTCGAGTCCGTGGTCAACGGTGCGATCATGATGGTCAACGGCATCATTCGCGCTTACAACGCCATACCAATTGCGCCAGACATTAAAACCATTGCCCACGTCAACCTGCCCAGCATTGGTGGCAACTCCGCTACACAAGCAGCAAGTCGCATGAACCTGCCACGCATGGCCGAGGGCGGCATCGTCAGCTCCCCCACTCTTGCCCTGATCGGCGAGGCAGGCCCAGAAGCCGTAGTGCCATTAGACCGTCTAAATAGTGGCGGGGGAATAACGATTAACGTCACAGGCGGACTTGCCACTAGCGCCGAAATCGGTGAGTCGGTCGTTAATGCTTTGCGCGCCTATTCGCGTAGCGCTGGGCCTTTGCAGTTGCAGGTGGCGTAATGCCCGGCACAGCAGTTGTTGATTCAGGTAACTATGACCTGCAGATTGCTACGGGATTTAATGTCAATGCGTTTGTGCTTGACGACGCAATAAAAGGCGTACTAGATAACCCTACTTATGTCTTAGACGGCAACACCGAGTTTGCAAGCGTTTTGGACTCAGTAACGACCGTGACCGCTCGACGCGGACGCCGCGACATTGGCGACACGTTTAGCGCTGGCACAATGACATTCACCATTCAAGACGTGGACGGCATCTTTAACCCGTTTGACGAAAACAGCCCGTACTACGACACCGCCGAATCCAAGCCTGGGCTTGCCCCGATGCGCGAGGTTAAACTGATTCGATACAGCTCTACCAACGTGCCCGAATTGTTGTTTTCAGGT